GCGGTCAATCCAGCACCTTTAGATGCAGGAAGTTTTTCGCCGCGTTTGACAGATAAGCTGACAGATTTTTTCTTTTTTGGTGCCATTACAACCTCGAATCATTTTTGATTATGATAGCATCAAATGCTGCGGTGCATCGCGCATTGTTACTGCGAACAGAAACACGAATATCTATGTCTGATTTTTCAGGAAGAGCAAAAGGAACATGAAATGCATAGAAGTATTCGGCGGAGGCTACTTCAAAGGTGTGGGCTATGCGGAATGCCGCTTCTTCGCCATAACGAACAAAAAAGTCTCCAGTGGCATCTGCTCCCGCCTGAACGCTCATTACGCCCTGAGAGATATAAGCGGTGTACCCAGCAGGTACAGTATATACACCCATTAAGGTTTGACCCTTGCCTGCGGTAATACGAGCTACTGTTGTAACGCCCTTTTTAATATCAATGTTTCCGATATTGGTGGCAGAGCCATTGTACATATAGCTTCTGTATATGCGAATAAACGACTGCGTTGTCGCATTACCTGTAGCGGCAGTCAGCGTTACATTTTCTGAGATGTCGTTGTAGTTGGCGTCCAAACCAACAACCGTAATAATTTTGCCTGCATCCCCAGCATTAGCACGATCTACTGTAAGTGTTCCAGCAGAAGCAAAAGCTGACCAAGGATATAGTGTGTCGTTTATGTCCCACACAGTGCCAGTTGTGTTGATCGACATAGAAGGCACTGCGCCAAACTTATGGAGTGTTGTATGTCCGGGAATCTGCCCACGAGCAATCTGTAGCTCAAACGGTTCGCTTGTGCCGACTTGAGATATAGATCGTATCTCGTGAGCAGTCATTGTTTTATGCCAAAAAGATTGTCAGTTCAGAAGCAGTGCCTGAGATGGCGCTTACATAAACGCCAGCATCAGCAATCACACCGTCTCCGGGAATGTTGAGCAATGTATGCCCAGCCGGAAACTTCTGCTGCAAGAGCGTTGCACCACCGCTACCATTGGTAATGGTGAATGCCCCCGCAGCTGTGCAATAAACACCAATCTGCTTAATCCGTGAACGTGCGGGGCCTACGGCTCCGACTCCCGAGGCATTGTAGGCTTTTACTGGACCAGCCATTGAAGCCTCCTATTAGCTAAGAGCTGCGCCTACAGCGGTTACCCAAGCAGCACCCGTATTGATTACGATGCAATACTCGTTATTGCCAGCGCCATTGTCGCTGACCATGTATACCGTACCAACGGCGACGTCAGCAAAAGCTGGTAAGTCAGCTGTAAGTACAACTGGGATCTGGAAGCCGTTATTAGAACGAACTGGACCAGAAAAGGTAGATAAAGCCATGTCAATCTCCTGTCGTGGCTAGTGTCAGCCCCCCCATGGGGCTGTCAGGGATAGCCGAGTATAACACAAAGAAAGGCGGCTATCAAACGATAGCCGCCCTCTTAACCCAAAGACAAAACTAAGGGTGTTGGTTACTTAGGCTGCGCCCGGTGAACCGAACACGGCGCGTGGGTCGGAGAAGCCGAAGCTGTACCGCTCACGAGCCTTAAACCGCATGTTGCCAGTGTCGAAGTCTGGATCCATGTTGGTTGCCATTGGCATACGCTCAAAATGCTTGAAGCCGTTTGGAGCGTCTGTCTTGATGAAGAACGCATCAGTGTCAGTTAGGTAGTCGTTGACTACATAACCTTCTGGCAGCATGCCAGATGACTTAATGGCGTTGACATCGTTGTCAGCTGTACCAACACGGAGGTTGGATACCAGCAGACGTTCAGCAACAAACTGAAGCTGACGTGGAACGATTAGCTTCATACCGCGCAGTGCGATGATGAGGCCACGCTCGTCAGTGAATCCAGCGATGCTGATCAGAGCGTCTTCCAAAGAAGTTTCGTTCAGGTCAGCAGCAGTTGCTGGTTCGTTGGCGAAAGTGCCACCATTGGTCAGCGGGTGGTCGGTAGCGCAAAGAGCTTTACCGTCACCGCCAGCGCTTGCGCCGCCAGCGAAGGCATTGTTCAGTACGTTAGCGGCTTTCACCTGCTTGGTGTGTGCCATGGAACGAGCCAGTGCACGGGTGTAACGAGAAGCCAGACGATCATAGAGATTGTCTTCAACAGCTTCTTCGGTGATTGAGAAGCCCATAGCGATGGTTTCGTGGTTATACCGAGCGGTATAAGCCTCGTTTGCATCGTCATAGGAGATCCCGGTGCCTTCGTTTTTAACTGGGGCTGCCCCGAAACCACTCAACATGACTTCTTCTTCGAATGCCCGGTCAGATGACTCGGTGTCGAAGATTTCAGCATGCTGACCTTCATAACGGCCGTATTCCATGCCAAAGAGGGCGTTGAGACCCGGCTCTAGTTCTTTGGCAAGTTGTGCGCGAGAAATAGCCATAATCTAATCCCCCTTATGATGTTGCTGCTTCAGAATCAGCCTGAAGCAATGCATGGTTGTTGATCATTACAATCATCTGGATACCAGCAGCAGCGAAATCTTCGTTGTCTACATCCTTCTGAATACCAACGACCTTCAATGGAAGGGAGGTATTAGCGGATGAGAGTCCGTCGATGTCCATTGCGGCACTGGAAATACCAGTTGTTGCGCTACCGCTTGCACCGCTAGACATAGCTGCGTTCTCAAAGATAGCAGCTTTAGCGGTTGCCTCATCAGTGATAGAAGCATCTGTACAAACAATGAAGCGCTGCATTGGGCTGTCGTACACATATCCGATGATATCGAAATCTGTGTCGGCAGAACCAGAGCCGGGCCAGTAGTTTGAGAAAGTCTTCTTTCCTGTTGAAGCGGAAACATACTCACAGCCAGCAAATACGCCTACGAGAGCTTCAGTGTCCCCAGTTGCAGACGCAACAACGATGCTTCCACCGTTGTCAGCCTTTACCGGAGAACCCTGATAGATCGCGTTCGCAGTGCTGCCAATGAAGTATGCATTTGTGCCCTGTGTAGCAGGTGCGCTACCAGCAGCATTAATCGGCTTGAGGCCGAAGGCTACATTAGTATTAGCCATTGCTTACTCCTAAAGTTATTCGGAGGACTTTTTGCCCCCGAAGGTTACACGACTTTGCCTATCATTAAACATAGGCATCGAGGGATGTTGTTCCCTCATCAGGTTTTCGTCAACGGCACGCATTTGGTTGCGGGTCTGCTCCCGATAATATTCAGTTCTTTCGTCGACCGTTTCCTCTGGAATACGACACAGCATTAATCCGCCTACGCCGATAATTCCAGCATTCTTGCCTTCTTCGATGACAGGGTAACGTCCTTCCATTTCTGGATATTCGTCAGCCCTTACTGGCTCCCAGCCCTCACGCAGCTTGGCATGTACGTTTGTTTTATCATCCTCTCCACGAATGGAAGTTCTGATCCAACGGTGTGCGTACCCTGCTGGTGGTTGTGGTGCCTCCAACTTCGAAGGCGGTGCCCATGGCTTACGCCGGGACTTAGTTGCGCGAGTTTCCGCCTCGCGGGGCGTTCTGTTTGATGTAGCCATAATCTTACTCCTTCACATACTTTGCATATTCTTCAAGCGGAACATTCAAGCGTTTCGCAATAGCAATCTGCGAAGGTGTCAGTTTGACTGTTCTGCGCCCCTTTGACGACGACTTGGAAGCCGTGGACTCAGCAGAAGCGACTCTGGGTCCAGAATCTCGTGCAGGGTTCTTAAACTTATGTGGGAACTCTGTACGAACTCGTTTGTCAAGCTCATTATAGTACTCATCGCTCGTCGGGTCAAACCCTTCTTCTTCGATAAGTTGGCGATGTATGCCAAAAGCTGCATATGTCATAGTTTGATCTTGACCAAACCAATCGTTTTTCTGTGCCCACTGCTCCGCTTTAGGGTCAGGCTGTACCTGTTGTTGAGGTTGAGCCTGACGTTGCTGCGGTACGACTTGCTCTTCGCGTGGTTGAGCAGCCATCTGTTCGCGCTGCTGACGAACCTGTTCAAGACGAGCTTGTTCAAGTGCAAGCTTGCTGATGTTCTGCTGTGCTTCGAACATCTTATCAGCATCGCCCTCGTCATAAGCTTTCTTGTATGCTTCCTTGGCAGCGGCAACCTGTGAATCAACACGACTGCCAAACTCACCAACATAGGACTGGTCAAGTTTATCCAGACGAGCTTGCAACTCGTCGTTCTGCTTCTTGACAGCTTCTGCATACTCGATAGCCGCTTGACGCTGACGCTCTTCTTCGCGGTAACGGTGGGTTAATTTACTAATCCGTTTCTGCACAGAGTCAGAGTATTGTTCTAACTCGTCTTCCTGTGCTTCGGAGGCTTCCGCTTGCGCGTCCTCCTGTTCTACAATTTCCTCATCAGCATCGGTCTCGATGATGTCGAGTTCTTCTTTTTCCTGTGGTAGTCCCTGCATACTATACTCCGTATGTTTTAATATCGTCTGGATCGACGATGGTTGCAATGACTTCGTCATCGTTGATGATGCGTACTTCTCCGCCCTCAATATTGAAACGGGAACCAGCATATCTTCCAATGCACACCCAATCCCCTTCCTTGCACCAAGGCTGAGACTCAGGTCCAAACTTGTCTGGATCTTTGTAAGCCAACGGCCCGACCTTAACGACGTAGCACACAACCGTGGCTCTCGCTTCTCGATCTCTGGCATTGTCAGGAATATAGATGCCACTGTCGGTTTTTTCCTTACCAGTGTAAGGCATTACCAAAATGCGCCATCCTGTAGGTTGTGGGACTCTCTCACTCAGCGGTTTTTGCTTGGCTTTTTCTTCAGCTTCTTTTTTTGCTCTTTGTTGTTCGACTATGTAGTCAGGTACTAAGAGAGTCTTCGTCATGGTTTACCTTTTTGAGCAGGGTTTGTAAGTCATCCAATGCGAAAGAGAGTCCCTGAATCTCCCCAACCATTGCGCGATAGTCGTCATAACTTGAACAACCACCAGTTGATAGAGACAAACTAATGTCTTCTATCCGATTTTGCAAGCTTTTCCTATACTTTACGATAAAATCTGAGACGTTCATTCGTAGTCAACGCTTGTGATTGGTCCACCTTCTTCAAACTCCGCACAGGAGTTGGCGGCAGAACACATAAACTTTAGCAGCTGGCAGTAACCAACCTCACCAGAATCGTCCTTCATGCACTGCTGCATCTCAGGTGAGATGTTGAAGTAGCGGCATTCACCACAGGATGTTTCTGGGTTCACGGCTGGGCCATACTGATCTTCCTTGATTGCATAACGCTGGTTCTCTTCGTTGGTTTCAACGTCCTGCGTTGCAATAGGGCAGGTGAAGCCTTCCTCCGACTCGGTCATCCGGTCGACAGGCATTCCATCCTGAATCTCTTTTGCCAGATCTAAACCGTCTGGTATTAATTTAATTTCGAT